CCGGCAGATCGTCGCTTTGAAGTGTGTGCAGCTGCCGAACAGGTCATTTAGATAAGCGCCGTTCAGATCGATGATCGGGCGCTTGTCTGTGCCAGCGACCTTGTGCCAGCGCTTTACAGGCTCGGCATCGGCTGGGCGCTTTGTGCGCTGCGGCACCAGCACCATGCCTTTGTGGTTCGCCTCCGGCGCTGTCAGCGTTTTGCTGAATGGTGTGCTGCGCGTCCACTGGTGATCGAGCAGGGCTGCGCCCTCGATCCAGACCCGGCGGTTGCCGCGGTTGGTTCCTGATTTGTAGATTTTTTGCATTGTTGTCGCTCCTATGTTTCGACAGTCAGGCCGCAGCCCGACCGGCTTGGGCAATAGCGCCCCATTGGTCGGCCATAGCCGACGCAATACCCTGATAAAACTTGCTTCTGATCTTCCAGCGGTCAGCGCTGGGCGGTGCCTTGTGGCACTCGTCGCGGGCCGTGCTGCCGTCCAGCTTGCCGGTGGCTTGCAGTGTAGGCAGCCCACGCAGCCAGAAGCATGTCCGCTTTTTCACATTGTCCGCGCTGTCGTCAGCGTCAGCGAATTGCCAAGGCTGTATGCTTTGACTGTGTGGCTGGTAGTTACGAATCCGCTCCTTGGCGTGGCGGTGCATCACTGGATTTTCGACAGCGATCAGCGGAATGTCGCAATTCCACAGATCACTGAACAGGGCGCAGCCGTCATCGAGTTCACGCCACATCTGATCGAGCGTCTTGCCCGGCGGCGCTTTGTGCAGCCACCGGACGCCCGAATTGCAAAGCCGGGTGCATGGCGGGTGCATTACCGCCAGCATGTCCCAACGCTGATATTGGATGACATTGCGCACATCGTCTTGGATGTGCCGGTTGCTGGGTGTATCGCTCGGCAGCAGATCGCACGACCAGCAGTCATGCCCGGCATCGAGGAACGCATTGCGCACGATGCCGGACGTTTCGCAGCCGATGAGAACCCTAGCCATTGTCGCGGGCCTCCCACCAAGCCCGCTCAAGGTCGCGGCGCTCGCAGCGCCACATGGATTCGTTGAAGCTGATCGAGAGCACCGCGCACCATGCAGCGATGACCAGCATGAGGAAACAGCTAAGGCCATCGCTTACGATCAGGACGAAGGGTGCAGCCGCCAAGGCCATGACGCCAAGGCAGCCGAAGAACATGCAGAAAAACCCGTGAATGTATTTCATGACCCAACCCTCACTAGCTTGTCGCCGTTGAGGCGGTATTGCTTAACCGGATATATGTCGCGCCCGTGGCGCTTGCCGACTGTGATGATTTGGCCGTCGCTTGATTTGTCCGGCCACACTGCATTGATCCGCGCTAACTCCTGCCCGGCAGCCGTCAGCGATTTCGCTGCCGACCATATTGTCATGCCGTTGCCGGTTTGATTCGGTGTGTGATAATAGATTTTAGCCATAATCAAACCTCCTCGCGTCCGGCAGCAGCGGCGACAGCTTGCAGCTGACGCCATTCCTCTTTGACCTCATCGGCGTCAATATCAGGCTCGGCATACAGGCCGGTCATCTTAAACTGGCCGCGAATCTTCATCAGCAGCGGAGCCTCATCGCCGTGCTGTCCGTGCTCGTACAGGTCAATTCCTGCAATCGATGTGATTAGTGTGTGTTGCATGTTGGTCGCTCCTATTTGCACCAGCAGCCGTGCTGGTGTTCGATCCGGAGGATCGGTCAAAATTGCTGATGTTGTCAACATAAATCTGTCGGCCTACAATTTTCGACATCATACAGAAGGAACTTTTGACATGGGCCAGATCAGGAAAAGAGAGATCAGCGACCGGCAGCGCGACTTTGTAACGTACTTGGTCAGAGAGAATAAGAACGCCACCGAAGCAGCACGGCTGGCAGGCTACGCTCACCCAAAGCAGTCGGCTTACGATTTAACCCGCAACCCAGCCATTATTGCCTTGATGCGGCAAGCCAGACAGACGTTATATCAGGCCGATCTGGCAAATGTTGCCGGTGAAACGATCCGCAGCGTGATGCTCGACCTCGATGCGCCAGCGTCAGCAAGGGTTAGCGCAGCGCGGACGGCGCTTGAACTGGCTGGCGATCTGGGCAAGGCAGCAGATACGTCAGGCGAATCCAAATCACTGGCAGAAATGACGCCGGACGAATTAGCCAGGCTGATCGACAGTTGGGAACAGCAGCGCAGCGCATTGGCGACCGACATCACACCGCAAAACGACGAACAATCATAAGGAATCCAGCGGCTTGCATGGTGCGACAGGCACCACCGACCGCCAGCTGCCCGCCCGCCCCGCCCCCCGGCCCGGCCCGCGCCCGTCGCTGTATTGTATTATGGCGGCCCATACAAATTTGGCGAAAATCTCAATCTTTGGGGTTTTGTTGAAGGTCGTAGGTTGTTGCGGTATACTGTTCCCACAAAATAAACATTCGTGCAGTGAGGACGCTCAATGGCACAACCTACTCAGTATACGAGGCAGTACAATTTTAATGACTTTCAGACCACCAGCCCAGCTGATCCGCTGCCCGGTGTTCAAGTCGATAATGAACTCAATGCTGCAAAGACTAATCTTGACGGCTTAAACGCTAATATCGCCAAGATCCAACGTGACGACGGCCTACTCGCTAATCAGTCCGTCCACAAGAACTCCCTCGACACTGACGTACTCGCGCTTATCGGGCTGTCTGGCTACACCGTAGCGGGCAACTGGTCTGCTGGAAACGCTTACACCGCTGGAACGCTGGTCAACTTCAACGACGCTACCTACCTAGCTGTTACCGCTCACACCTCTGGAACTGTTTTCGCTACCGACAAAGACGCTGGAAAGTGGATACTGCTTGCAAACGCTGCGATTAACACCTCTGCCTCGACGGTTGATAAGTTTGAAGGCACTGGTTCGCAAACTGCTTTTACGCTGACATACACCTACACCACCAACACTGACGTTCTTGTGTTCGTGAACGGAGCCTTGAGAAATCCTGGTGACGACTACACGATCAGCGGGAACACGATCACGTTCTCTACTGCGCCGAGCACCCCGTCTGTGTCCGGCAACGAGAATGTGATTATCTGGGGGCCGAATGTTACTGTGCAGTCTGCTGTTACGGCTGCACAAACAGCTTCTTCAAATGCGTCCGGCCATGCCACTGCGGCATCGAACAGCGCCACAACGGCTACAACGCAAGCCGGCATCGCGACCACACAGGCCGGCATTGCAACAGCCAAGGCGGCGCTGACGGCGGCTGACGTAGTTTCGACCAACGCCGACGTTGTGACGACCAATGCTGATGCAGCAACCACGACCGCGGATCGCGCTCAAGTTGCTACAGACAAGGGCATTGTTGCCACAGACAAGGGCATTGTTGCAGCTGACAAGGCGATTGTGGCTGCCGACAAGGCTATTGCGCTTGGTCACAAGAACGATGCCGCGTCATCTGCTACCGATGCGCAGGGGTCAGAGGATGAAGCCGAGGCTTGGGCGCAGAAGGTAAACGGCGAGGCTGTAACGGGCGAGGGTTATTCGTCTAAGGCTTGGGCTGTAGGCGGCACTGGCGTTTCCGACACTGCGGGATCCGGCGCTGCGAAAGAATGGGCTGTCGAGCAGTCAGGGACTGTTGACGGCACGGAGTATTCTGCAAAAGAGTATGCCATTGGCACACAGGCTGCGAACACCGCTGGATCTGCAAAGCAGTGGGCGATTGGCGGCGGCAGCGGGTTTGTTGAAGGCACTGCTGTATCTGGCGGCGTATTTTCTGCTCGTTATTATGCCTCACAGGCCCAGAACGCAGCCGCAACGGCGTCAGGCAGTTTATCGACATTTCAATCCATATGGCAGGGCAGTGGTAGTTCTGACCCCACTGGCGGCACGGTTTCCGAGGGTGATTTGTTTTACAACACCTCCCAAAACGCTTTGAAAATTTATGTGTCTGGGGCTTGGGCTGTGGCTGCCGTTGACACTAGCAACTTTGCCACTAATGGCTTTTCCATAGCCATGTCGATAGCACTTTAGGAGATTGAGATGGCGCAGAATTTCAGACGTTACACACTGAACGCTGTGGGAACAGCCGCTGCTGATATTCCTGACGGCACAAACTTTGACAGTTTTGACACGCTGGTCGGCATCCACATCGCCAATGTGACGGCTAATCAGATCATGGTTGAGGTGTATATCAACGATGGCACCAACGACATTCATCTGGTCAAGGATGCGCCTATTGCTGCCGGCGGTGCGCTACAGGTTCTG